GTCGAGACGACGCCGCCCCTCCCTTGGATGGACCCCCATGAGCACTGAACTGCACGACAAGCGCGGTCGCCTCGTTACCGAAGCCCGTTCCGCCCTTGAAGAAATCAAGAGCAACACCGACGACAGCCGCGCCGCCGAGCTGGAAGCGCGTCACGACGCGATCATGGTCGACTTTGACAAGACCGAAGCCCTGATCGAGCGTGAGCGCAAGGTCGCCGACGCCGAAGCCCGGTTCGCCGAGCGCAAGGCCGAACAGCGCGAGCGTCAGCGCCCGAACAGCGACGGCGAGGCTCGCCACGAGGAGCGCGGCGGCAACCACCAGGACGAATACCGCGCGGCCTTCTTCGCCATGCTGGCCGCTGGCGGCAACGCTTCGGACCTCAGCAGCGAGGAGCGCAACATCCTCCGCAAGGGCGCCACTGAGTTCCGCGCTCAGACCACGTCCAACACTGCCGGCGGCTACACCGTCCCCGTCACCCTGGCCAGCTTCATCGTCAAGTCTATGGCGATGTGGGGTCCGATGTACGACGATGCGATCTGCACCACGATCAACACCTCCTCGGGTGAGCAGATCAACATCCCGACCGTTGACGATACGTCGGTCGCGGTGGCCAAGCACACCGAAGGCACGGCGCTCACGGACGATGGCTCGCAAGACGTCACCTTCGGCCAGAAGGTGCTCAACGCATTCCTGTTCGATACCGAGTTTGTTCGCTGGTCGCTGGAACTGTCGCAAGACAGCATCTTCAACGTCGAGCAACTGCTGGGCGAACTGCTGGGCGAACGCCTCGGGCGCCGGGCCAACACCGAACTCACGACCGGTGACGGCACGGGCGATCCCAACGGCGTCGTGACTGCCTCGACGCTGGGCAAGACGGCTGCTTCCGCCACGGCCCTGACCGCCGACGAACTGATCGACCTTCAACACTCGGTCGATCCGGCTTACCGCATGTCGCCCAAGGCGCGGTTTATGTTCAACGATGCCACGATGGCCAAGATCCGCAAGCTCAAGGGCGGCGACGGCCAATACATCTGGCAGATGGGCGACATCCGCACGACCGTTCCGGGCACGCTGCTGGGCTCGCCCTACAGCGTGAACCAAGCCATGCCGGCTTCCACCACCGGCCTCAAGTCGGTTCTGTTCGGCGACTTCGGCAAGTACTACGTGCGGAAGGTCGGCGCCCCGGTGATCGGCGTGATGCGCGAGCGGTTCTGGCCTGACCTCGGCATCGCCGGCCTGATCCGTTTCGACGGTGAACTGGCCGACACTGCCGCTGTCAAGCACCTGATCATGGCCTAGGACTGACGGGGCGGGCTTAGGCCCGCCCTGCTTCCTTTCACTAAAGGAGTAGGTCATGTCCTACATTCAAACCGGCTATCGCAACGAAGACGGCGTGATCGTCACCCAAGGCCAAACTGCGGTGACGCAGGCCACCAGCATCACCACGGGCGTCACCTGCAACGCCTACACGGGCGTCATCACCACGGTCTCGCAGACTGTGGCAGGCGGCGCCGAAGCAGAGTTCACCGTGACCAACGACAAGGTTGCGGCGACGGACGTAGTGGTCGCTTCGATCAAGACGCACACTTCGGCGGGTGACTTTATCGTGGCGGTTTCGGCCATCGCGGCGGGCAGCTTCAAGCTGCGGCTCACCAACCTTCACGCCTCCACGGCGGGGAACAACACGCTGGCCATTAACTTTCTGGTGCTGAAGGCCACGGCCTGATGCGACTGCGAATGCTGACGGGCATCGCCGGGGAGCGGTTTTCCGTTGCTCCTGGTGAGGAGACCGAGCGGTTCAGCGGTGATGAGGCCGCGCGCCTCGTCGCCGCTGGATACGCGGTTCCTGTCAGCGATGAGATTGTTGAGCGCGCGGTTAAGGTCGTGGCGCCGGAACGTCGGAAGGGGAAAGCCTGATGTGGCGCGCTCCTGTTGTGTCGTCGGCGGCGGCGGTTGAGCCTTTGCTTGTCGATGATATGATCCTGCAACTGAACGCGCAGGGCACGGCTGACGAAGATCTGATCGCGGCTCAAATCTCGGCGGCGCGGGCGTATGTCGAGGGCTACACCGGCCTTCGGCTGATTACCCAAACACTGACGCTCCGAACGGACGATTGGGCAGACCTGGACGGATTGCAGGTCGCGCCAATCCAAAGCATCACGTCAATTACCTACGTTGACGTTGACGGCGCGACGCAGACCCTTGCGGCAACGGTTTACGAAGCCCGGCTTTACGGTCTGGAGCCCTGCATCGTTCTGAAATATAACCAGACGTGGCCCACGATCCGCACAGGATCGCAGATCACCGTAACGGCGGTAGTTGGCTACGGCGCGGCGGGTTCGTCGGTTCCGCCTGAGATTTTGCAGGCCATGAAGCTGGTCGCTGCTGACGCCTACCGCTTCCGCGAGACGGCGCAAGTCGGGTCTGTGGCCGGCGTTTACCCGGTGGCGGCGACGGTTGAAAACTTGCTGGCTAATCATCGGAAGTTCCTTTGATGGACAGCGGCGCCCTGGATCGCACTGTCAAGCTTTTGCAGCCGGTGGCGGCCACAAACAGCGCCAACGAAGACGTCATCACCTACACCTTGGCCGCGACGGTTCGGGCTCACAAGGAAGACGTGAGCGACGCCGAGCGGGTGAGGGCGCAACAGGTCGGGGCGATGATTACGACCCGGTTCCGCATCCGGTGGACAACGGACGTTTACGCTATGGACCCGACCTGGCGCCTGAAGCTGATCGAATACGCGGGCGTTGAGCGCGAATACGACATCACAGGCGTCAAGGAAATTGGCCGCCGGGTCGGGCTGGAAATCACCGCGAACGCTCGGGCGGATCGCGAAACCCTCTACACCTAGGAGCGGCCATGAAGGTCAAGATGCTGGTCGCCTTTGACCGGACTGAGAACCCGTTTGCGGTCGGCCAGATCGTGGACGTCCCTGAGCAAACGGGCGTCCTCTACATTCAGGCCGGTTACGCTGTGGCGGTCCAGGGTGAACAACACCCCGACCCGGATGCGCCGGCGCCTGTGGCGGTGGTCGAGGTCATCGCGCCTGAACCCGAACCCGAACCCGAACCAATCACCCAACCTGAGCCGCCTGTTAGTCGGGCTGCTGGCAAGCCGAAGGACTAAGACATGGCTGATCTTTCCGTCACCGCCGCCAACTGCGTTCCCGGTTCTGATGCCCGGATCGAATACGGCATTGCGGGCGAAACCATTGCCGCCGGTAAGGCGATCTATCTCGCTGCGTCCACGAACAAGTGGATGCTTGCCGACGCCAATTCCGGCACCGCTGAAGCCCGTGACGCCAAGGCTATCGCGCTGACCGGCTCGTCCAACAACCAGCCCATTGGCTATCAACGCTCCGGCACTTTGACGTTGGGCGCCACGATGACTGCGGGGACGGTTTATTACCTGTCCGACACTCCCGGCGGGATTTGCCCGGTGGCCGATATTGGCTCGGGTGAGTACGTCGAGGTTATCGGCGTGGCGACGTCCACCACCGTTCTTTCGCTTATCCTGGCTTATTCGGGCGTCGCGCTCTGATGAGGATGACGGTCACGGGGCTGCGTGAACTGGACGCGGCCCTAATGACCATGAAGCAGTCAACGGCGCGCGGCGTGGTTCGTCGGGCGCTGTTGGCGGCGGCGCAACCGATAGCCGACGACATGGCTAAGCGGGCGCCGCGAGACAGCGGATACCTGGGCGACCACATCGACACCGGCATCCGGCTTTCCCGTCGCCAGCGCAGCGTTAGCCGGAAGGAAAGCGACGTGGAGGTCTACGCCGGGGCGACACGGGTAGATCAGGCGGTGTTTCAGGAGTTCGGGACCATCGACCACGCGGCGCAACCGTTCGCCCGTCCCGCTTGGGATGCCGGGAAAATGGACGCGCTTGAAACGGTAAAGACCGAGCTGGCGGCTGAGATTGAGAAGACGGCGGCGCGGGCTGCGAAGCGGGCGACGAGGAAGGGCTGACGATGGAAGAGGCCCTGATCGCCTACCTGTTGGCGCATGTTCCGCTCACGCCACTCGTTGGCCGACGTATCCGACCGGCAATCGCCAAGCAAGGCGAGGGGTTCCCGTCCGTCGTTGTGACGATGGTTTCGCACCTGCCGGAATACGTCACGCAAGGCCCTGTAAGCCTCGCGGACAGCCGCGTTCAGGTCGATTGCTACGCCGAGACCTTTGCGGCCTCAAAGGCCGTGGCGCGGGCTGTAAAGGCTTGTCTGAGCGGTCAGCGGTTCACGTCTGTCGGCGTTGAGTTTCAACAGTGCGCGGTGATCGCCGAGCGCAGTTCTTTCGAGGACGGCAAGGAGGTCAAGCTCCACCGCACCTCTATCGACTTTCGGGTCTGGCATACCCAGCCCTGACGCCTAAACCGCCCTTCGGCAAGGCGCTGCCCGTCGTCAGACGCGCACTCCCTTAGATGGAAACAGCCCAATGGCCACCACTGCAATTGTCGGCAACGGCGCGACCGTCCTCCTGGACAACGCCGCCGGCACCCCTACCTCTGTCGGCGAAGTCGTCAGCGTCACCCCGATTGCCGTAAGCGGCGGAACGGCTGACGCGACGCACCTCGGTTCCGGCGGCTGGCGTGACTTCATCTCCACGATCCGCGACGCGGGCGAGGGGACGATGACCATCAACTGGATTCCCGGCGACTCGACCGACCAGCTCCTTCGCACCGCAGTCGGCGACGGCTTGGTTCGCACGCTGAAGGTCACGGCCAGCAACACCAAGTTCATCCAGTGCGAGTGCTTCGTGACGGCTTACGAGCCGGGCGAGATCACGCCGGATGGCAAGCTGGAAGGCTCGATCAACGTCAAGTTCACCGGCTCGCCGACCTACGGGTGATAGATGGCTAACCCCGTGAAAGGCGAAGTTGCGTTCGAGGTCGAGGGCCGGTCTTATAAGCTGGTTCTCGACTTTAACGCGCTGTGCGAGGTCGAGGAGGTTCTTGGCGCCGGGGGCATGGACCTTGCCCGGCCCAAGGCAATCCGGGCCATCTTCTGGGCGTCGATGCTTCGGCATCAGCCGGGCGCCACGGTCCAGGATGCGGGCGACTTGATTGGCGCTCTTGGTCTGGAAGAAGCCGGGCGCGTGGTCGCTGAAGCCATGAACCGCAGCGGCCTTGCGGGAGGCGACGGCGAGGCCCCCGCAAACCCTCCGAAGGCGAGCCGCGCGGCTTCGATTTCGAGGAAGCGTTAGGGCTCTGGATTGAGCTTGGCGGGGATGCGGATGCCTTTTGGCGCCAGACCCCGCAACGCTATCGGCACTGGGTTGAAAGCCGCCTGAAGTTTGTTTTGGCGGATCGCCGACACCGTGAGCTGATGACCTACGCGGGCGAGGTTCTGGCCCGTAGCGGCAAGCGTATGCCGTCGTTTGAAAAGTTCTTCGGGACCGACCCGCTGAAAAAGCGCCCGAAGAGACAGACCCCCGACGAGATACTAGCGGCGCTCGGCGCCATCGTTGGGCCACCCCCGGAGGCGACATGAGCAGCAGCGTTATTGGCGCGCTCCGGGTAGTGCTTGGGGCCGATACGGCGGCGTTTGAAAAGGGCTTGGACGGCGCGCAGCGCACGCTCAACCGCTTCAACCGCGATATGCAAAAGCTGTCGGCCAAGTTTACCGGCATGGGCCAGACGCTCACGCTGGGGCTGACGGTTCCGATTGCGGCGTTTGGTATGGCGTCTGTTCAAGCGGCGCAACAGTCGGCAGATGCCTTTGCCCAGGTTGAAGCGGCGCTGAAGTCGATGGGTGGCGCGAGCGGCAAGACGGCGGCGGAATTGCAGGTGTCGGCCAAGTCGCTGCAAGACATGGCGGCCATCGACGACGACGAGATTCTCCGCAAGGTCACGGCGAACCTGCTGACGTTCGGCAAGATCGCCGGGCCGACGTTTGACCGCGCGCAAGTGGCTGTTGTGGATCTGGCCACGCGGATGAAGATGGACCTTCAGGCCGCCACGCTTCTGGTCGGCAAGGCGCTGAACGATCCGGTCAAGGGCCTGACCGCAATGGGCCGGGCGGGTATCCAGTTCACCGCCGACCAGAAGACGCTAATCAAGTCGCTGGTCGATACCGGGCGGGCGGCTGACGCGCAGGCGATCATTCTCGGCGAGCTTGAACGCCAGTTCGGCGGATCGGCCAAGGCGGCGGCAAATGCTAACCCCTACGCCCGCCTGCAAATCGCCTTTGGCGAATTGACCGAAGTGATCGGCGCAAAGCTGATCCCCGTCATTACGCCTGTGATTGAAAAGCTGACGGCCCTGCTAAACGGCTTCGACAAACTGTCGCCTGCTATGCAGAACTTTGTCCTCATTGGCGGCCTGATCGCGGCTGCGATTGGCCCGGTTCTGGTCGGCGTTGGGATGCTGATCTCGGCGGTTGGGACGATTGCCGGGCTTTTGGCCGGGCCTGCCGTGGCGGCGCTGGTGGCGTTTCTGGCGCCGTTCGCTCCGGTCATTCTTGCGGTCGGCGCGCTGGTCGCGGTGTTCGTCCTGTTCCGCAAACAGATTATGCCGGTTCTGGAGGAGTGGGGCGCGACGGTCGCCGAAGTCCTCGGCCCGAAAATCACCCCCCTGATTGATGCGGCCAAGTCGCTGTTCGCCTCCCTTGGCGCGGCGCTGGTCGGGCTGTTTGGCAAGGGCGGTTCGCTTGAAGGGCCGATGCAGTTTTTCCTCGATGTGGCGACGCGCGTTTTTAATGGCGTGGTGTCTGTCGTCGGGACGCAAATCGAGGTGCTGACCGATATCCTGAACGCGCTGTCGGCCCTGTTCCGTGGCGATTTCTCGGCCATGTTCGGGTATCTGAAGGACGCCGCCGTGACGATGGCCACGGGCATTGTGCGCGCGTTCTCCGCCATGTCCCCAGAAGTCGTGTCGTGGGTCCAGAAGACCTGGCAGGGCGTCAAGACGTGGCTGGTGGACAAGTTCACCGACGTCGTTAAGGCGGTGCAACAGAAAATCGCCGCTGTCACCGGGTTCTTTAAGGACATGTGGGACGCGGTCGTGGGGAACTCCTACGTCCCCGACATGGTGGAAGGCATCGCCCAATGGATGGCGAAGCTGGACGCCGGCATGGTGGTTCCCGCGAAGAACGCGACCGACGCCGTAACCAAGTCGTTTGAGGCGCTTCGCGATAGCGTGGCCCAGGTCATGGGCTCGCTGCTCACCGACGCGGAACAAGAGTGGCAAGAGTTTACCTCCGCCGTGCGCGATCTCGACGCGGCGATGAAGGCCGGGATCATTACCAAGTCGGAATATGACGAGGCGATGGGCCGGCTTCGCGCCGACCGTGACCGGGTAATCGCTCGCAAAGAGGTCGTGCGCGAGGTTCCCGTCAACGACAATGACAGCGCCCTTCGCACGGGCTCGCCCGATGTGTTCGGCGGTCAGGTCATGTCAACTGAGCGGGTCGAGGAGCTTCGCGCTCAGTTCGTCTCGTTCGGCCAAAGCTTTACCGATGCTGTCCGCGCCGGTCGGCTCAAAGATTTCTTTGCCGACGTGGCTAATCAGTTCGTCGATAAGCTGATTAACCAGGGCCTTAACTCCCTGTTCAACGCGATGGGCAGCAGTTCATCCGGCGGCGGCTGGATTAGCGCAATCGCTAGCATCTTTACCGGCGGCAGCGGGTCAACGCCGGGCTTTGCAACCGGCGGCTCATTCACGGTCGGCGGCTCCGGCGCAATGGATAGCAAGCTGGTGCAGTTCCGCGCCACGCCCGGCGAGATGGTCAACATTACCAAGGGCGAGCGCGGCCAGCGTCAGGGCGCGACCAACGTCTTTGACATGCGCGGCGCTGTGGTGACGCAAGATCTGCTGAACCAAATGAACCAAATCGCGGCAAACGGCGACGCGCAGGTTCTCGGCGCCGTCGCCCGCGAGAAACAGCGCGGCGACAAGGCCAGTCGCTACACGGTGGCGAGG